TCGTCTAGCCAGTCTATGCAGCAGCCATCACAGCCATGCACTACTTTTGGATTTATTTCATCTGGATCTGGATGTCCAACACCATGTTCACAGATACGTTCCATGAATCCAGCATCCTCACGCCAATTCTGAGGCATGTGACGCATATGATGGTCACTACGATTATGCAGGGTGCAATAGTTACCTATACACGATCTTAAGTTATGACCCATTAAAAATACATTTGAATGCTCTAACTGTGTTCTATACATTAGCAACATCCTGCATCTTCAAAGATAAAAATCTGCTTCTCAACACCTGAGCAGTTATACACTAGAGTTGGTTCAGGAAGTTCAATAATTAGACTATCTGCTCCATACTCTTCATGATCAATGTGCTCTTGGCGAAACTCTTTCCAAGCATCCTGTGGATCACCATCAGTGATAATTAACAGTCCACCACCATTATGCCAGTTAGTAGTCAGTCCACTAACATAATCATAGACATAAGTCTTCACTTGTTCTCTCCCTTGATAAGCGTGGCTTCAATTGGGTCATACTTATCAGTTGTTAAGCAATCCCAAGCGTGTTTGAATCCGTATTCACGCCAAACATAGACAAAGCGTTTCAGGTAAAAAGCACTAAAGCGGTATTTCACTTGTTCTCTCCCTTGATAACATCCTGCAACCATTGAAGGCTACTTACAACCTCTGGATAGTCGCTGTTTTCAATGAATTGCTCGATGATGCCATTGATGCGTTCACGCTCGGCTTGCTGACCTGCCTCAAAAAATACCTCTGTCAACTGATCATTAATAGTGTCTGCATCAGAAAGCATATCTTCTGCATATGCATCAAATAGTGCCATCAATACTTGACGCTGTCTCTTTGACTTCCAAATCTTTTCATCATCTAGAATCTTGATTAGGCTGTTTACGATGTAGGCTACAGCCATCCTCCTGAATGAACGATTACGTCTTGACTGTTCCGCTTGTAGTTCTCTACTGGCAATCCAGTGTGCTAGTTTTAGTTTGTAGTTCTTCATTATACGGTCTCCTTGTGGGTTACCCAGTAGTAGTTGCATCGTTCGCAGCATGGTTCATTGTTTGGGTTTTCGACGGCGGTATGAAACTCAAAATAAAACTCTGGGTCTTTACGATATAGGTTTGCTTTGTGTGTAGTTGTCACACGTGCCATAACCTTTTTATCGTCCATCCACTTAGGGTTATCTACACCCCAGAACTGATACATACGCTCACGAAGATCTTTAAGATTACGAACGTTGTTTTCAGTCTTGATACCACGTTCATTGGCTTCATCAACCATAGTCATAGCATAGTTATATAGACCCCATTCGTGTCCACGCCACATCTTTACAGCAGGGTGATTACGCCATCCAGCGTGAGGATCATCATTAGAAAGAACATTTAGGATTTGGTAGCATTCTAGGATTTGCTTGTTAAGTCGCTTGTTGTCAAGTGCACGAGCACTGTTTACGAATGACTTAAATGGAAGAAAAGTTTGCATGTTTGTCCTTTGTTTAACGGAAACTTTATACTTAAAGTATACACACTATAGCGTGTTCTGTCAATAGTGTATACTATATACATGGCAACAATTTGCGACATTGACGATACCCTGCTCAGGAATGGCACTCAGCCTATCCAACGCACTATTGATTATTTAAAGACTCTTAAGGGTCCTGTCTATATCGTCACAGGACGCTCACCAAAACAACGTGCAGAAACTGTTCGTGCCCTTCGTGCTGCTGGTGTTCGCTATAGCAGACTATACATGAACCCTGGACCATTATCAGACAATGAATACAAGGGACAGGTTGGAAAGAAACTAAAGGCACAAGGTGCTACAGTTGCTATTGAAAATAATCCAGATGCTCGTGCACAATATCGTAAGGCTGGGCTTGAAACTCTTGATCCTGCTAATCTTCCTAACATGGATAAGTTCTGGCAAGTAGTCAGCAAATAATTGCTGGTATAATTATTTAATGGACCCAGAAGAAATCCAAAGAGAGATTGATTATCTCATTACATGGCTTGGACCTGTGGGCGAAAAGCTTTTTGATCTAGCAATTGCCCAAGAACGCATCTATATGTTTGAAAAACTTAGAACTCTTATTCAGCAAAAAGATGCTGCAGGTGATCAGATTGCTGTGGAAGTTTTGTCTTGGGCATGGCGAACATTGGCAGATGTCTAATGGATTTTGTTTATATATGTCGTGCTGGAGATAATGAAGGACATAAACCTGATTGGTATTCTGGAAACTTTATTTCTGTAGCAGATACTGATAGAAAATACGAAAACATTAGGCTATGCATCTTAGCTGCTTGTCAAAATAAAGAGGTATCTAAAAACTTTATACTAATGAATGATGATTTCTTTATTGTTAATGAAATAAAAGATATTCCTATTTTACATGGCGGTAGTTTGATTAATAAGGTTGAGTCTTATACACAGATTAATGCTTCTAATCCATACGCAAGGCTTCTTAACGATACCCTCAAATATTTGATCAGGAATAAGCAGTCAACGATTGATTATGATATCCATGTTCCTATGCCTGTAAACAAAGCAAAGATGCTAAAGGCAGCTATTATTCCAAACGTATGCACCAGAAGTCTGTATGGAAACACAAATAAAATTGGTGGAGAAGAAACCAGAGATGTTAAAGTATATTCTCCAGGGTCCATGTATTCACTTACATTTGACTATAAGTCTGCAGCACCATACTTTATTTCATCTGAAGATAATTCTTTTGACAGAATACATAGGGATATCTTATCTAAAGAGTATTCTGTTCCAACTATTTATGAGTGCCCCCAGTAGGGATCGAACCTACGACCTAGAGATTAGAAGTCACTCGCTCTGTCCACTGAGCTATGGGGGCTTAGTAGGGCTGGAGGGTAACGATCCCTCTTCCATAGATTAAAAGTCTATTGCATCACCTTAATGCTTCAGCCCCAAATGGATACATTATTTAGTTAACCATTTAACAAGTTCTGGGTTGTCCTGCATAATCATCAGGAATGCATTTTCATAGATACCAATGAAGTGGTGCTCCCACTCTTCGTATTCCGCTTTCTTCTTTGGCTTAGATGAACCTTCTAGAATCATACGAGCAGAGTGTAGGATTTCATGAATGAGTGTGACCTTTTGCTTGCTTTCGCTAACATCATCTGCAATTACAATTAGGTTGCCCTGATCAAGAGTGTATCCATATGAGTTATCATTTAGCATACCGTCCTCACGAGTATTGCGGAACTCAACATCAAATACCTGTGGACCAATCTTTACTGAACTAATCACAACATATCCTTTACTAGATCATCAATCTTCTTAAACAGGTCCATCTTAGAACCATCATTAACAATTATACCGTCAAATGTGAAATTGTCAAGTGCTGTCTCTGAGGCATGTCCATTGACTGCTGATACCCCTGGCTTTACGATACGTAGCATAATTCCCTCACGATTCTTGATAGCACGAAACTCATTTGGGAATCGAACATCCGTGAAAACAATCTTGCTATACTTCCCTACACCATTCATAGCCTGATTAACCCAGAAGTCCTGACCAAAGGTCTCACGACCTACCTCAGTTCCCATACGCTGTAGAAGCCTACGAGCCTGTTGAGAGTTCTTTTTAACCTCTTCCCAACCAACATTGTCTACTGCACTAGCCAGAGAAACACCAGGTAGCTCAGGAATGTCTGTTAGGATTGGGTCTAATCTATACAATGCTGTTCGCAATGGATCAGCAAATGCCAAACGCTTGTATCCATAATCCTTAATCAGATGTTGTGCAACAGTATCCTTACCAACCTGTGCGTATCCGCTTAGTCCAATGATCACTTAATATCCTTGTTATTATTCATACGATTGATACCTGCAATGTATCCAGCCTTCCAAGCTTGAACCATTTCAATGGTAGGCTCTTCTGCTAGACTTTCTAGCCATACGCCCATATCTTTCTTGGCTTTGTGCTTAAGCGAATCCAGGAATCTCTGGGACTTCCTGCGTTCCCATCTATCTTGACTAGTCATTGTGTAGTGCCTTAAATGTTTCTGGGAATGCTCCATGTGCCAAATCCTTAACAGCAAGAGCATACTCTTGGATTTCTTTCTGTGCGTCATGTTCTAGACGCTGGTCTAGAAATGTCATTACACCCTGTAGAGATGTAGTCCAACGCCAACGAACATACATTCCGTATGCAGGTAGGAATAGACGTGCAATCTCTGGAGCGATATTGTCTTCCATAGCAGCATGGTATAGACGAACACCTTCATTAATAAGATCGTTTAGCTTATTAGTATAATATGCTCCATTAGAGTAGTGAATAGGCTCTCCGCTACCTTGCTTACTATTTTCAGGCTTACTACGCCAAGACGATGCACTAGGGACATAAAACTCTTCCTGTTCTGTAATATAACGGCGTGAACTCTCGTTCCAACCATTTTGATCATCTACGTGTGTGCTGGAGACTGCATACTTCCACCATTGTCTTGCGACAAAGAGAGGAGCGTATACCTCAAACGTGAGTGCTGCGTGACGAAATGGTGACGTGTGACCCTCACGGACGAGGAAGTTAATAAGCTTTGAATCTCTGGAGGTAAACTCTTCAGATTCCTTATCATACGATACACGTGCAGCGTTAACGACAGATAAATCACTGCCGAGAGTGTCAACAAGACGAACATATCCCTTATCCAATACCTTAATTGTGTCTGACATATTACTCAATAACTGCTAGTAGGTCACGAATGGTAATGATAAGGTAATCTTCTCCATCGTGTAAGATTTCCTTAGCGTTGAACTGATTAAAGACAACCTTGTCACCTGGACTTACTCCTGGCTCTATAAAGCTACCATCGTTCAACTTGATACCTGGACCTACGGCTACAACGATAGCCTCATTGCTCTTTTCGTTAGAGCCAGCAAGAACCAAACCAGAAGTTGTCTTCTGTTCCTGTGATTCTCGCTTTACAACAATCTTATCCTCTACTGGACGCAACATTAGTATTCACTTTCCTGGTGCTTTACACCATGCTTATCATCAATATATTTGTGGATCTTTCTAAGTGCCCTGGCTTTTGATACTGCAATTCCTGCTACCAAAAAGACACCATTCCAAAAGAATTCCGCTACAATGTGGTCTAGTCCAAAGACTACTGACCAAATGTCGTCATGCATTAATCTTCCTTAATCTCTCGCTTTAGAAGTATTACAAGTATAGCAACTGCCATACGTGGTGTCAAGTCATTAAAGTCTTTTTTTCTAAGCAATTCTTGAGCAAGCTTAATAGCTTTATTAACACCAGCTTCATAGCCAGCGTCATATTTCTTTTTAAATAGTTTATTTAACATGCTACCTCTCTAGTTAGCGTGTGCGTTTTGAAAAAGCTGAACCAACCCAGATATCTGGATTGTCAATTGATTTGGCTCCCATTGAGCCACCAGGTCCACCAGAGGCAATTGATCCTGCGGATCCTGTGGCATCTCCAGAACGTCCTACATTGCCTCTTGTAGGCTTCTTGCCATACTTGCTTTTAAGTCCACCTGAGTTAGATGGGTTCTTTGCTCCACCGCCCTGTGAAGGTCTCTTAATACCAACTCCAGGATAGATTGCATCATCAGATGTTGTTTGTGTTGGCGTAATTCCTGTATCAGATTTTGTAGCATCTGGTTCGTTAATGTGCAGAGCAGCAAGTTGTGCCTGTGCATCATCAGTTGTGGGGTGGCAACCCATAACTTCGCCAGTCTTAGTTTTGATTACAGGGTATCCAGAGCAACCGTGAGAACCCTTTTCTCCGATTGAATAAGGCATTAGTCCTCCATGTCAGGCTTGATAGAAGCACGAAGCTGCCAGCACCACTTCTGGTGCATTGTCTGACGGTCTCCAAGGAAGTTTGCAAGACCATACTGCTTTGCAGCAGTAGCAGTGTCGCAAGCTGCAACGATTGCAGCAGTTACAACATCTAGTGATTCACAAAGGTCAGCAGCCATAACGATTGGATCAGCTGATACTGTAGTTTCTGGAACGATACTTAGTGAAGCAAGTCGTGAGAGTGAGAATGGTGCATATGCATTTACATCAAGCATACGAATCCATTCAGCGAATGTGTCAATAGCACCATCAAGGTCTTCATAGATGTCACCAAACTTATCGTGCCACTGTGGGAAGTCATCGCCTTCAGTGTTCCAGTGGAAACCGTGAGCCTTAAACTTAAGAGCAACAGTGCTGGCTTCAAGCACCTTTAGGGTATCAATTAATTCATTCATAAGAATATTATAGCACAATATACTGAAAAAGGGCAGTTTGTCATCATACCCAGGATGTTCCCAAGGTAGCGTCCAAAGGAAAACCTGTGCTCTTATCAGCTGTTATAATTGTATCATAGTAGAAAGTTGAACATGTCTAATATTCTTGTTATCACTGCAAATCTTGGTAAGCCAGAGTTGCACAAAAGTAGTGGAGGGGCAGAAAGAACCACCACCCTAATTGAAGGTCTAAAGGACCATAATGTTACTGTCCTTGGATTTTCCTGGAACTCAGTCAATAAAGACATTATGGTTGATGGAGTGAGGTATATCCATCCAGGTGTAGACCAAAACGTTTTAAGAAATAGGGCAACTCTTCTACGTGAATCTGACAGCAATAATACTGATCTTTGTATTAATAGACTTTATAAATCATTCAAGGGTTATCGTGCTACCCTTCAGAAATTGCTAACTAACACTGACCT